CTCCTCGTCCGGCTGACCTGGGCATCCTGTTCGCGGCCGGTGCGTCGGATCATCGTGCCGACCTCCGTTTCCGCTAGGTATTGGAGCCGCCAGCGAGCAACGGCGAAGTCGTCGCGGTGCCGTCCGTCGGGGTACTCGTGGTCGAGGATGGCGAGGATGGCTTCGGGCGCTTCGTCCGCGAGCGAGTCGTGACTGATGTCGATGGCTCGGTCGGCCCAGTCGGCGAGGACTCGGCAACCCCCAGTATCAAAGGGAGCACCACCGCCTGATAGACGTCGTCGGCCGCGGTGGCGACGGTGGCGGCCTCGGTGAGATGCGTGAGCAGTCGCTCACGGATGTTGCTGCGTGACGGCTCGAGCGGCTTGCCCTTCTCGTCGCGCAGCGTCCATGCCGTGATGCCGTAGATGAGGTAAGCCTCGGTGAGCGCGGCGAGCATCTCGGCCCCGTTGCCGGGGTCGTTCGCGAGCACGAGCGCGGCCGAGTTGCGGACGGCGATCGCTGACCGGAAGTCGAGCGTGTCCGCGAGCGTCACGGTGTCCGTCTCGTGATGCCCGCACACGCACGGGATCACGACGTTCATGAGTCGAGTTCGGTGGCCGTCAGGGTATTGACGACGGACGTCTCGAAGACGCCGTTGAGGTCGTCGGGATCGTAGAATGCATGAGCGGTCAGGACGACGACGCTGTTCCCGCCGACCTCGCCCTCGGTCCGGGTGTACCAGCGGGCCGGCATGTCGAAGGTCCAGCTGTACGCGACCGCCGTCTCGGCCTCGACGGTGCTCGTGAAGGTGAGCCGAATGTAGCGGTTCGTCGCCGCGTCGCTCATCCAGGCGTCGGACTCCGACCCGGTGCCGACCGTGTCATCCGTCTTGGCGAACGTGCACTCCAGCTCGATCGAGCGGGCGCCGCGGCCGTAGTCGTCAATATCAAAGCTCTGGTCACCATTGGCGTATCGCTTGAGGTCGATCTCCTGCGACACGCGCAGCGCGAAGGTGTGCAGCGCGTTGCTGACCTGGCCGGCCGCCAGCCCCGCGACCGATGAGGCGATGTAGAGCGCGCCGTCCTTGAGGTAGACCACTGCGTCGTCCGTCGCCACGTCGAGGCCCGCAGTCGGGACCGAGCCGTCGACCGGGAAGTCCGTCGATCCGGTCGATGCCGCAGAGCCATACCGCCAGGTCATCGACGCCGAGAGCGCGCCGAGTCCTTCGGGGCCGGTGATCTCGAAGCCCTCGAGGATGCCGTCGCCGAGCTGGAACCAGTCGGTCAGGACGTCATCGCCGAATTCGTAGGTGAAGGCGTCGATGTCGTCGACCGTGGTGCTGGCCGGCGAGTATGCCCACGTCTTCGCAGTTCCGCCGCCGGTCGGGCTGACGTCGCCGCCGAAGAACGCCGACAGGATGAGCGGGAGGTCGTTGTAGTTGAGGACCGGCGCCGTCAGGCTCGCGGTCGCCTCGATCGCACCGTGGTACGGCGCGGCGACCGGATCCAGCGACCCGGTATCGACGTCGGGATCGGTCCATGCCTCATCCACGACGGGCGTACCGCTGAATGGATAGGCGCGCGATGCGGCGGTCTTGTTGCCGAGCGCGTCCTGGCGACCGAACTGATGCTTGCGGAGTCGGACTAGACCCTGTACCGGCATGTCATTCCCTTTCTTGGCGATGGTGCGCCCCTACCGTCCGGGGCTTGGACAACGGGAAGTGTCAGTCGGTCGCGGTGCCCTCCATGATGATGCGGGTCGCGTAGTAGTTCTGCTGCTTCTCGGGCGCGAGCCAGTCGGGGACGTAGTTGGGGATGTCGTCGAGCGACCGCGGCCCGATCAGCGTGTTCGCCCCGGCGGCGTGGTATTGCGTGCGGACGTAGGCATGGAAGGCATCGACGAAGGCGTCGCGCTGGTCCACGGCCTCGCCCGAGTCGAACAGGCCCCAGATGCAGATGATCTCGACGAGCGGCGTGTGCTGGAAGAGCATGTCCGCGAACGTCGTCGTCTCATCGCTCATCGCCTCGACGAACGCCGTCGGCGGGTAGATCGAGAGCGGACGCGCCCGGTACGTCTGCAACGGCACGTTCGCGTTGCCCGCGACGGTGTCGAGGAGCGTGATGGCCGCGGCGCGGTAGCTCGCCTGCGTCATGCTGCGTCGTTCCAGAGCTTCGTCAGTTGGCCGAGGACATCGGTCTTTTCGAAGGCTCGCTCGGCCTGCTCCTCGCGGAAGTGACGGCCGCGGATGCCGCGGACGCGAGCCTTGCGGGCGAAGACCGTGTTCCCGCCGACGGCGAACTTGAGCGCCTGCATGCGCCTCGGTGCTACATCGTGCGGCTTCGTCCCCTGATCGAGAAACCGGATGATGTAGAGCCGCTTGCTCTTCACCTCGGCACGCTTCGTCGTGACCCGCCCGCGCTGGACGGACCGGCGGGTCTTGCCGGTCGGGATCTGGGGCCGGATGAGCATGACGGCCTCGTCACGCCACGTCCGGCCGACCGGCTTCCAGACCTTGCGCATCGCGCGCAGCCTGGCCCGCATCTCCTTCGCGCCGACGAGGGTGCTCACTTAGGTCGCCGTCTCACCTTCGGCGGCCGGTTTCGGCTCAGTCGCTTGTCCGCCGGTGTTCCCTTGCTCGGCTTGCCGCCCACGCTTCTCCTTCGGCGCTTTGGCCGCCTCGCGGGCAGCGATCGCCCGTCGGGTCTTCTCACTCATGCCGTGCCGAACCTCTTGCGCTGTCCCTTGAGCAGATGGCGGGACTTCTTCGGCGCCCCGTCGCCCTGCATCCCGTACTCGATCGCGCGCTCCAGGGCTGACTGGGCGAGGGCGTCATCGGGGGTATCGACGCCCTCGACCCAGTCGCCTACCGCCTGCTTCGTCTCGGCGATCGAAGCAGCGAGCACGCGGGCAAGCTGCGTGTCCCAGTCGTTCGACGTGACGTCGAGCCGGGCTTTCAGCTCACTGACGGTAGGCCACGTCGCCATGATCTAGCTGGCGACGTTGTAGACGGTGAATGCGGCCGGATACCAGGGGCAGAACCAGAGCATCCCGACGAGCGCGACGTCGCGACCCGCCTTGCTCGGGACGTCCACCTGGAGCGTGTAGGTGCCGTCCTCGGCCCAGGCGAACCCTGCCGACGGACCGACGATGGCGAACGCGCCGTGCGCGTCGAGTGCCGGGGTATGGACGGCCCGGAGACCGCTGATCGTGCCCTGCGCCCCACCGCCGGCGGTGATGTTGCTCGTGAGGCTGGAGTAGAGCGGCATGTTCGTGCCGTCGGCCTTGGCGTCGATGAACTCGCTGATCGCGTCCGTCGAGAGCCAGATCGTGTCGGGTGCGCGCTTCATGGCGTCGTAGCTGGCGACGAATGCCGCGCCGAGGGCAAGGTCGTTCGGATCCAGCGCGTCGGCCGCGCCGATGCCGCCGGTCGCGTCGAGCAGTGCGCGGACCGCCTCGACGTCACAGTCGATCGCGTACGCCTCCGCGAGCAGCTGGAGCCACAGCTCGAGGAAGCTGCGGTCGCTGCGCTTCAAGAGCTGGATGGAGAGATCGCCGACGCCGCCCTTCGTCACCGCGTCGAAGGTGACGGTCGTGATGTTCGTCTCCTGCGAGGAGAGCTCGGTCTTCTCTGTCGCCTGGACGTCGACCGTCGGGCGCTGCGTGATCTTCGGGACGACGAGCGACATGCCCGAGGATGGCGTGTTGAGGCGCCGGGTCGAGGTCATGAACGGGCGAACCGGGTCGATGACGCCGATCAGCTCGGTGAGGTAGGCATCCGGCACGACGCCGGCATTGTCGGTCGTGATGACGTCAGCGACCGTCCGCATCTGCGCGTCGGGGATGCGCTCGCCGGTCAGGAGCCGGAGCGATGTCGCGACCCAGTCGCCCAGGCTGACGTTCGGCTTCGTCTCAGGAGTCGGGACGTTGAATGCGGCGCGGGTGCGCTCGTCGATCGCTTCCATGCGTGCGACGACCGCGTCGATCATCGCCTTCTGGTCGGCCTTGTCGGAGCGAAGCTCTTCGATGAGCGGGGCGAAGTCGACCGTCGGGGCCGGCACCGGCTCGACCTTCGGCTCGACCTTCGGGGTCTCGTCTGCCACGGGAGCATCTCCTTCTGAACGAACGTTGACGATCTCGGCGCCCTTGAACGCCGGTCGATAGGTCGGGGATACGGCTTCCAGCCGGACCCGCTGCTGGACGCGATGGCGCCGGCCGTTGCGGGTCGCGATCGTGGTGCCGCCAGGAAGCTCGGCGAACTCGACGGAGACCCCGCGGGTGATGCCGTCAAGCGCGAGCGCGATGACCTCGTCGCCCTTCTGGGTGTTCGCCACCCTAAAGGTCATGTATGCGCCATCCTCGCGGTCCTCGAGGTCGATCCCGCGTCCGACCGGATGGCGGGCGAGGACCGGCGTGCCGTCGTGGCCGAGGGCGAGGTGTCGCTCGTGCTCCGGTCCGACGAGGAGGACGGAGCTGGGATCGGTGTCGGCGAAGGCGCCGCGGGCGAACTCCTCGGTCCCGCCGAGGGACGGGATGACGGTGCCCCAGGGCATGATCCGCACGTCCAGCTCGCGCTTCGCGGCGTCTCGGACCTGGATGACCTCGTCGAGTTCGACGGTGAACGTATCGGTGCGGACGTTCTCGTCATCCGCCATAGAAACGACCTCCTACGCTGCGCTTGTGGGCACATGCGCGGAGGCCACCTTCCCGGCTGGCTACTAGAGCACGGCGCCGGTCCCTATTCGTCTGTCGGCATGATACGCCGCGGTGTCAATCAGAGATGGAGCCCCGGACGGCGATGACCGAGACGATCGAGCCGGTCATCGCGTCGGATGCGATGTCGGCCGTGATACCTGCGGCAGCTGCGATCGTGCCGGAGACGACCGGCTTGGAGACGATGCTGCTCGTCGGGGCGGCCGCGATCGTGACCGATGGCGCGACGCCCACGAGCACGAGGCCGGCGGCCGTCGGGACGTACGCGGCGATCGCCTCCACGTCGGGCGCGACTCCGGCGAGGACGAGTTGCGCCGGGGTAGGACGGATCGCCCCCGCCGATGCCACGTCGATGACCGGCGTGCCCATCGTGAACGCCAGTGCCGCGGCATCCGGCAGGGAGACGACCGGGAGCGCGATGGCAGGCGTGGCGCCGGCGAGGGTCAGGGCGGCCGGATCGGGGATGGCGAGCTGGTTATCCGATACGACGACGTCCGGCGTGGCGCCGGTGAGGACGAGGTCGGCCAGGGTTGGGAACGAGAATACCCCGGTGCCAACCATCGGCGTGGCGGTCGTGAGGATGAGCTCACCGGCATCCGGTAGGACCGATATCGGGAGGACGATGTCCGGCGTGGCACCGGTCAGGGTGAGCGAGGCGTCCGTCGGCCCGACGAGGACCGGCGTCAGGACGTCCGGCGTCGCCCCGGTGAGCGCCAGTCCCGCAGCATCCGGAAGGGCATACGACGCGAGCAGGACATCGGGCGTCGCGCCGGACACCGCGAGCGCAGCCGGATCCGGCAGGGCGTATGTCGCGACCACGACGTCCGGCGTGTCGCCGGTCGCCGTCAGGCTCGCGGCGGTCGGCTCGGCGCTGACGTTCGCGCTGACGGTGACGGTGGGCGTGTCGCCCGTGGCCGTGAGCGATGCTGCCGTCGGGAGCGACAGGACGTTGTCCGACACGGTGACGGTCGGGGTCGCACCCGTGGCAGAGAGCGAGGCGGCCGTCGGGAGCGACAGGATCGGCGTGAGCACGTCGGGCGTGGCGCCGGTCGCAGCCAGGCTCGCGGCGGTCGGGAGCGCCGTCTTGTTGTCGGTCTTCGTCACCGTCGGGGTGGCGCCGGTCGCGGCAAGCGAGACGGCCGTCGGGACGGCGACCTTGTTGTCGGTCTTCGTCACCGTCGGGGTGGCGCCGGTCGCCGTCAGGCTCGCGGCGGAAGGGACGGCGACCTTCGGGTCGGCCGTGAACTCCTTGACGGCGATCGCCGCGACCGCCGCATCATCGCTCGACTGGGTGAACGTGAACGCCTGCGAGGCGCCGGTGTTGATGACCGAGATGCGCCCGATCCGGCTGACGAAGTTGCCGAAGTCCTGCTCGATGGCCGTCGACCAGTTCGTCGGGTTCGCGGTGATCGAGCTGAGCGCGTTCTCGCCCGAATAGATGCCGCCGGCAATGAAGTTGGCGGACGAGTCGAGCGTCAGCGTGAAGCCGGCCGAGCTTGTGTTCGCACTGGTATAGGTGTCGCCGGTCAGGACGGTCGTGTGACCGGACGAAGAGGTAACGGTGAAGGCGCAGGCAATGTAGGCGGTCGAGCCGGAGCGCGTGATCGTGATTTCGCGGACGCCCGAAGCTGGCGCGTCGAGGAACCAGGTCGAGGTCGTGCCGTCCTCGCCCGTCGAGTGGGCCGCGGTGTACTTCCGGGCCATCGCGGTCCCGCCGGTGCCGCCGGTCGTGCCGTAGGCAACGCCGGATGTCTCATCGACGGCCCCGCCGCTGATGACGACGATGACGCCCGCGGGCGTGCCGACGGGCGTGTGGTTCCAGCTCCGGGTCCCGGTCCCGGTGGCGAGCGTGCTGGTGGCGTCGTAAGCGACGGCCACCGGTTACGCCAGGGTGAAGACGGTGCCGCCGTTGCTCCCGACCGTCAGGGTGTTGCCATTCGTCGCGGTGACGTCCGCGCCGCCCGAGTCGAGCGTCGCATAGCAGAGGATGTTGCCGCTCACCTCGTAGATCGCGGCGAACTTCGCCGTCAGATTGGCCGAGCCGGCCGTCCAGACCGGCGCCGTCGTGATGACGACGGTGACGGTCGTCGTGCCCGACTTCGTCATCGCGATCGACTCGCCGCCCGCCGTGTAGCCGGTGTTCGTCGTGCCGACCTCGCCAGTGACGCCGGCGAACGTCGTGCTACCAGAGCCGAGGTTGCTGGCGTTCGTGAAGAGCGCCATCTTGTACGAGTCGGAGTCCACGTCGAAGAGGGCGTCGAGGATGTTCGTCCGCCCCGCATTCGTGAAGGTCCAAGCGCCTGCTGCCATGTCATTCTCCCTAGATGGTCACGTCTGGAACAACGATGAAGAGCCCGCGGATGGGCGTCCTGACCTCGCCCGTGCTGGTCGTGAGCTGGACGTCGTACGGATACGCCGTCCGTCGGTCCGGTGCGGCCGAGGTATCCCCAGCGTCGAGGGTGATCCCGGCAATGCCCGTCTCGGGGTCGGGAGCGGGATCGCCATCGGGGTCGATGGTGATACCGGCCCCGAGCGTCTTGCTGACCAGCCCTTCCACCGTGAACGTCAACTCGCAGTCCGTCAGGTCGTACGGGTCGCCGTTGGGATCGACGAGCGTGACGGTAAAATCCCAGGTGTCACCCCGGACGACGGTCACGTTGTTCATGCCACGCCCTCCGTCTCGGTCTTGCATCGCTGGCAGTAGAGCGAATAGGGCCCCGGGCCGACGGATCCCAGGCGCCGGTTACAGGGTCGCATGACGCCCCCGCTCGCCCACATCGAGGAGCAGCGGACCTCGGTCTGCTGCTCCGCCCGCGCAATCGGCAGGCTCGTCGGCACCGCGGCCGGGAGCGACTGCGGCACCGGCGCGTTCTCGACGTCGCCCGGAGCGAGCCCTTCCCTGATCCGCGCCTCCTCGGCCGAGAGGATGCCGAGCGGGATGCCGACGTTGTAGACGTCATACCGGGTCTTGACGTCCGGACGCAGCAGACCGTCGATGTTGAACCGCGCGACGGTGCTCCGGGTGAGCAGGTCGCTGATCTCCTGCTCGATCGGCTCGAGGTAGCCAGGCCAGAGACAGGCCCGGACGAACTTGTCGTACTCCTGGCCGACGTTCTGGTACGTCAACGAGGCGCCCGGCTCGGTGTGGTCGAGCATCGAGGCCGGAATGCCGAACATCGTCGCGACCTCGCCGCGCTGGTAGCGGCGAGCCTCGGTGAGCTGCGCCTTCGCCGGGTCGAGCCCGAAGTCTTTCACGTCCTCGATGTCGGGACCCGACACCCGCGGGACGTTGTTGGCACCCTCCATCCACTGACGTTTGAGCGCCTTCGCCTCGTCTTCATCCAGCTCGAGGGTGCTCTTGATCCAGACCGACGGGATGCCGCCCTCCGCGAAGAAGTTCGCCGCCCAGGTCTGGCTCTCGACGCTGACCGATACGGCCGCCCCGCACAGCTGGAGCGGCCCGACGCCTCGGAGCTCCTCGGGCCAGCGGGCGAACACGACTTGGCGCACGTCGCCATTGCGCATCGGCCGACCGCGCCACTCGATCCGCGGCGTGAGCGGGTCGCGCTCGTTCGCGCTGATCGTCACCTCGCGGGCTGGCATCGGGAAGAGCGAGAGCGGCTGGTCGTCGGCATCGCGGGCGGCGATCCACCAGAACGCCTCGCCCATCGTCGCCATGTCCCAGGCGGTCTGTCGGAAGAACTCGCGCGGCGTCGAGAACGGATTGGGACGGGTGATGAGTCGCGGCGCTTCCTTCTGGGCGAGCTTCGTGCCCTCGCGAAACGCCTCGAGCGAGAGGGCGCCGACGGTGTTGCTGATGAGCGTGACGGCCCGGAACACGGCCGGGACCGATAGCGCCTCGCCGACCGACGCCGGCCGCCAGGGGTTGACGATCGTGCGCTGGATCGCGGCGAGCTGGTCGTCGAACGAGTCGGTCGTTCGTGCCTGCTCCATTGGCTCGGTGTAGGACAGGAACCGGACGATCTCGGACCAGATGCTCATCAGTAGATCCTCGGTGCAGAGAGCGGGCGGGGCATTCGCACGGCGCCGACCGCCCGGATGGCGGCGAGCGCGGCGGTGATCGGAACGTCTTCCTTCGCTTTGACGGCCATCCAGGCACCCGGACCGACGGCCTTGCGCGTGGCGTTGCCGAGGTCGACGCCGACCGCGCTGGCTCCGGTCCAGTGGAGCCTTCCAGTCTCGAGCAGATTGACGAAGCCGCCGCAGGCATTCGCGAAGTCCCGACCGTTCATCGGCACGGGCTTGCGGAAGTGCCGGGCAAGGTGCTCGTCATACGGGTCATAGACGACCTTGGACACGCGCATCCGGTTCCCGAGCGCGACGATGTCGCGGCCAGCAGCATCGAGGTCGACGGTCGGATCGCCGGTCGCGTCGGCCGCGATCGAGAGGGCGAAGCGGTCGCCGATCTGCCAGGCGAACACGGCCGAGATGCGTGTCTCCGATGCCGCGATGCCGAGCACCGGCCGGACCGGATCGCCGACCGGCTGCTCGGCAGCGGCCCAGAGTCCGGGCTGGATGATCGGCGGAGCGAGCGACTCGACCCAGCGGCAGAGATGCTCCGTCTCGAAGATCGCCATCGTTCCGCCGAGTAGGTCGGCGCGATGGTCGCGAGCAAGGTTCTCCAGCATCCCGTCCCGGTGACCGATGGCCGGGTTCGCTTCCAGCCAGCCGGCCAGGTCGTCCGTCGCTCTCTCGGGTGCGGCCGACCATTCCAGATAGGCGAGTGATGGGTCATCCATCGAGCGCCGCTTGATCGCGTTGAGGACTTCGCTCGTCGCGTCACCGGCGTTCGACAGGTAGAGGGTCTGCGGGTTCGGGCTGGCGCTCAGGGTCGGCTTCGCCGCGGCGATGACGTCGTGGTCCGTCAGCTCGCGAACCTCGTCGATGATGACGTCGTCGTTCGCCAGACCGCGGAAGCCGCTGCGGGTCGGCGCCACGATGCGATAGATACCGCCGTTGCGAAGCCTGATCTCCTCCTGACCATTGGCGAACCGCGGCTTGCTGATGAGCATCCCGCGGTCGTGTTCCCACATGATCTCGGCGATGCGGATGAAGATCTCCCGCGGTAGTCGTCGATCCTGTGCCGTGTGCGTGATCCGTCGACCCATGTGCAGCCGCCACCGGATATGCGGCACGAGGAGTTCGGTCTTGCCGTTCTGGCGCCCAACGAGGGCCGCCACCTCAGCATAGAGCCATCGGTCGTCGGGACCGAGCGCATAGATGTAGCGGTTCGCGGTGTCCTGCCAGGGCCATAGCTGGAGCCCGATGGCGGCGGCGGCTTCGTGGATCGCCCTCCACTGTGAGCGCGCAGGCGTCGGAGGAGCGATGCGCGGCTTAGGACGGCCGACCGGCTGCTTCCGGGTAGCGCGCTCAGCCAGCGCCATCGTCCGCTCGTTTCCGGCTGTAGTCGCCGACTACCGGCTGCCACCGTGGAGTGGGGAGAGAGACGTCCAGAGAAGGGGGGGTGTGGAGGCCCTGCGACTGAAAAACGGACCCAAGATGCTGTCTCGGCGCCCTACCCGTTCCCTTGCTCTGGTTACATGGCAGACACGCTGCGACGAGGTTCGCCATGTCATACCAGTCACCGCCACGAGCCACGGGGCGACGATGGTCCGCTGAGGTGGCAGGGCCACCGCAATAGTGGCACCGGCCCCCTGCCCTCCGGAGTACCTCCCGGCGTACCCTCTTCCAGCGAGCCGACCAACGGAAGTCGCTCATGTCTCGACCTCGACGATGCCGACACCGGGCCGGAAGCGAGCGAAGCGTTCTAGCCGCTCGGCGAGGAAGGGGTCGGTGGTCTCGATGTAGCCCTCGTGATCGAACACGGCACGCTTGCCATCGCCGTCCATGACCACCTGGTTGCCACTCATGCGCCGGAAGCGCATTGGCTTCTCGAGCTTCGCCCTCCCGCCCGGCACGAAGTCCCGTATGGTCATGGCATACAACTCAGCCAGTCTCGCCAGTGCCGGCTTCTCGGCATGGAACCGCTCTGCGTGCGCCTTGCCCTTCGCTGCCCATTCAGCGCGCACCTTCGGCGATGTGACCATGTCGCGCAGGACCGACTCGAGCGATGTCTCGTCGACATGGCGATACGGCAGCTCGCCCCATAGCTCGACCATGCGGCTCGTCGTCCACTCGTCGGCGCCGCTGATGACCGGAATGCCCATGCCCCACGCTTCGACGGCATTGCAACCGTAGCCGTAGGCGAGCTGGTCGAACACGATGTCGGCCGTCGCCTTCGTCGTCATGCACTCACGCCATGTCTTGCCCTCGACCATGACGAGCTCGAGCGGCAGTCCCTCCGAGCGTAGGGTGTCGCAGGCGGCGATCAGTCGCTCGGTGCCCTTCAGGTTGCGGTTCGTCGGGGCATGGACGATACGGACCGTGTCGCTGTCTCGCTTGCGGCGCAGCTCTGCCAGGGCCGGGAGGTCGTAGGCGGTCGGCAGCCAGTGAAGGGAGTCGGTGTTCCAGCGGGTCAGGTCGATCGTGGACACGGCCACCGTCATACCGGCCTCACGAGCCCGTTTCAGCTGACGTTCGGGGTCGTTGCGGAGCAGCGAGCCGTGGTGGTGGACGAGCGCCGGCTTGCGATAGAGTCGGAAGCGCTTCCATGCCGCCGTCGAGTTGTTCAGGTGGATGATGTCGGCCCTGGCGGCGAGGATTTCGACCTCGCGCTGCGTCTTGCGTGTCCAGAGGATATCCATCGGGAAGTCGAAGTACTGTTGTGCCTTGTGGGCGCTGCGGATGATGAGCCGCCCATCCTTCTGAGCGGCGTCGGCAAGGCGACCGACGACGCCGGCCGGATCCGTCTTGCCGATGGCGAGCACACGCAAGACGTCCTCGTCCGAGCCATATCGCTCGGCAGCCCGAACATAGCGGGCGTTCTGCCCGTTCGTGTCCAGCGCAGTGCTCAGGATCAGCGCGTTCATCTCAGCGATCCCGCAACCACAGACCGACGGCCATGAGCACGAGGGCGATCATGACCAGCCACACCACGCCGGTTGCGGTATCCATCAGGGTTTCGGCACGATGTCGGTGTTGAGGCCCGACTGATACGACCGGACGGCGCGGGTCGCGCTCTCCTGACCGAAGACCCATGCCAGG